CAAGCCTCTTCAATTTGTAATCTAACACTCTCACTAACCACATTGTTTTCAAATAAGCCTTTCAATACGTCCAACATGTGATTCTCCTTTTAGTGGAGTTTGCTTATTATTGATAATAAGCTCTCTTTGATGTATTTTTGTGCTTTTGGATCACCCTTGACCTCTTTCGCTATGCGTAAAGCATTATGGCCACCTCTAGCGTTCATGATATGTTCATAAATTGGTGTGGGATATGCTCCTGGAGCACTAGGTTGAGCCACCACATCTACTGTGATAATCTCAAAATCGCTGACTTTGCCAGTTCCATCACCGCTGACATTGCCAGAACCTCTGCTAGATACTCCCAACTTGACTCCACTTTCCAACATAGTACGCACTAGCTGGCCCATGGGTGTTGGCAATATCTTGAATTTTCCATAACCATTTGGACCGTCCATCCACATTTCAGTAATCATGTGTGACACACGGTCCAAATTGATCTTTAAGTCATCTGGATGATCTACTTCGCCCAAAACGCTATATCCGCCTGTAATTTGATCATTCAAAGTTTTGACAGCTCTTTCAATTTCATCTACAGGATATACTCTCTGATTGGCATTTTTGATGCCACCTTGAATGCAGATACCCTTCATGTAAAGGTTTTTGCCGTCTTGGCCGTCAGATTCGACCACCATACGGGCTTGGTCGAAACTGAGATTTTCACGTAAGTAGTTCATCTATATGTTTACTTTGCTCTACCTGGAGCGCCATTGATTGGACTGTCAGCACTTCTGTCACCATTGTCACCTGTGCTCTTCTTCTCAGCCCCATGTCCTGGCTCTTTCTTCTTAAATGCTGTCTTGCCTGCATTGCCGCCTGGCTTGTTAATATTGCCGCCGTCTTGTAGTTGTGGCTTGCTGCCTTTGAATACGCCAGTGCCTTTCAATTGACCTTGATTAGCAAATGTTGGAGTCTCTGTACCGCCTTGATTTAAATTCTTAGCTGTACCACCCATGTCGTTCTTACCAGCTACGATTGACTTAGTGTTTACACCGTCATCACCCATTTTACCAAAAGTTGTGTAGTCTTTGCCACCGACTTTTTCTACATACTCACGAATAAAGTCTTCATCAGTTTGTTTGTCTTCCTCTTCATCTTCATCTTCGTCGCGCTTCTCGAAGTACATGCCTTCTTCTTCGCCTTCTTCTTCCTCTTCGCCGCCCATGTCATCGCCACCAAATTCATCGCCGCCCATGTCATCGCCGCCTTCTTCACCTTCTTCACTGCCCATTAAGCTTTCAAACTCATCCTTAAGAGCCTCTAATTCTGCTTCTAGGTCATCTAAACGATCACCTAATTCTTCCTCGCCGCCCATGCCCATATCGTCATCGCCGCCGAACTCATCACCACCCATGTCGTCACCACCGAAGTCATCGCCGCCCATGTCATCATCTGATTCAACATCGCCTAACATGTCGTCGGCTTCATCACCGCCCATGGCTTCTTCAGGCTCCATTGGCATTTCGCCGTCCATGCCTTCTTCTGTTTCTTCAAAATCATCGGCTAATAGATTCTCATAAATCTCACGGGATTTAGCTACTACGATGTCATGAAATAATTCACGTGCTTTGGCCTCATTGTCATTAATAAGGTGCTCAAGCATCTGCTCGAATTTTGAACGATCTGTCATTTTGTTCTCCTATAGGTAATGAGCTGTCAAGTATATTTACATATAACTGTAAAAATTGGTTGATAATGGTATGATTTTAACGTATTTTTTCCCAGTTGGACATTATATCCCTAAATTCGTTAAAAAATATTCTTTTATAATTATCATAACGCCAAGATGGATCGAAAAAAGTTTCCACATTGACTCTATAATATTTTATTGTGGGGTTGTCTTTTATTATTTTTTCAGTTTGTTTAAGCCAGTTACCATGATAGGTAGCTGGGTCTGAACTCTTTTTGTAATTGTTTGTATTGGCATAAACATTATTGAGTTTGCCTTTGAGCCCTTCGTAATCAAATCCAAAAATATAGACCTCATTAGGTCTATGACTAGTAGCTAGATTTAGTGCAGTCGGTCCACTACTCCAACCTAAATTAGGCTCAAAGTAATTGAATTTTTCATAATTTTTATAACTTGGGATATAATTGGTCCATACTTGATTAGTTAACTGATACTTACTTTCGTTTATCTCATTGACCATCTTGCTGTCCACAGCCACTAGATAATCTGGACTAAAATCTCTGTAAACTGCATTACAGGCGTAGATTAGTCCATATGGCCTAACTTCATCAAATCCCATGTTAAGTCGTGTTCGACCATTGCCAAACACAAAACTTCTTTTCATAGAGGTTTACGTCTGCACATCCATACAACAGACTGAAACTCATCTTGCATATAAGGAACACAACGATTTCTATCCAATGCTTCCTTTACGTCTGCAAAAGTAATCTCACACCATAACCATTCATTAGGCGTAATATATTTTTCAAAATACTCTTTTGACTCACTATAATCATGTGCCATGATAAAATCACCTGGCTTGAGCAAATCTGCTAGTAAATTAACTTCATTGATTTTATTACCACCATCACACATCAATACTGTGGTGCCTGGTCTTTGAATATTGTTTTTAATTTCATCATAATTACTATCACGAATACTTTGGTAATCATCATTAAACAAATTACAAATTCTCATGTTAATTCCAGCTTCAGTCAATTGTGCATATTGACCTAAGACATGAACATCATAACTAAAATAAGTGTATGGGTAATCTAAAGCTTTTAAAATATTATTCAAGGACATGGCTGTACCGCCTTGTCCTGTACCAATTTCAACAATGGTTGCTGGCTTTACTTGTGCAAAAAACTTTTCAAAAACAGGTATAAAATTTCTATGCTGCTGGCTAATCATGCCATGTAAACTAAGATTCCAATCCATCTTTAATCCTTTATAATTTAAGCTGCTGGCGCTGCAGGTTCGGCCCCATACATACTTTGTACAAATGTAAGTTCCTCTTCCATTTCTAAAATATGCGCTTCCGAACCCTTCCTTAAATCATTTATCTGTTTTAAAGTGAGTCTAGTTTTTCTTGTGTCACTACGCAAGAGCTCATCAATATCCCGTGCTGAATCAAACCTAAAGTCGTTGCCAACTTTTTGTGTTTCTGGATTGAGGTAGAATAACTCTCTTAGGATCATATATCTATTTATTAAACTGGAGGGGCCGCTGCTGGGGCAGTTGCTCCCATGCCAGTATCAACTCCTGGTGGCATACCACCAGCTGCCTGTTGCATATCTTCTGGGGCACTAGTGTCGCTGTTTAATTCCAAATCACTGTCAATGCCGGCAGCACTAACACCTGCACTACGCAATTCGCCACTGGCATCTGTACCAGTAATGTTGCTCATGCCTTTTTCCTGCTTCCATAGGTTTTCGTTTTCTGCCATCTCTTCTTCACTGAGCCCTAGGAATCTCTTCAAGGCAAAACGCTTACTGATATAAGGAATAGCTTGTATAGTATTAAATGTATTAATTCTCTGTCCATCAACTTCAGTTTGACGATAACTGGCAAAGTTCTGAGGTGGTTGGAAACGTATTTCAAATAAACTAGTATCAATATTGATACCTTTACTGTGCAAATAACGTTTGAATTCTTGATCAAACACATTAGTCAATAATGTCTGCAAACGAATACAATAATTATTAAAACGTAATTCTTGAATATAGGCAGTACCTACTCTACCATCATTGTATTGTGCTTGACTGTCATCTGCACCTGTAGGCAAATAACTGCTAGGGATACGCAATGCTCTAAATAACTTATTGGTAAAATATTTAAGATCGTCAATTTCACCTAAGTTTGTGCCACCAGCCAATGTTTCAACTTTGCTGCCCCTGCCACCTTCAGTCTGTGGGAAGAAATAATCTTCACTAATGCTTAATGGATTGTAAGCACTGTCAATAACGTTCATCCCGCCGCCACTTTGACTGGGGATACGACGTTGGTGTATCTCATTTTTAACACGTTCCACAAAGGCCATGGCCATGTGACTAGGCATGTTACCTACATCAATATAAAATATTCTACGCTCTGGTGCTCGTTGTATACGATAGATTAGGATAGCATCTTCTAATAATTCTTTTTGCTTGTATACTTTGAACACTTGCTCTAACAAACTATTACCAAATGGATAGTTGTTATCTAGCCCTTCACTTAAACTTAAATGTACTACGTGAGCAGAATCAATGGCCATTTCATTTTCACCAATATGGAATCTATCTCCATATTGAGTTGGGTATGCACCTGTGGCTCCTCTAGTCTGTCCGCCGCCTGCAATATAATTACTGCCTCTATTATTGGTCTGTTGTGGACTGGTTTGAATTTGAGTAGCTACTAAGTTTTGAAAATTAGGTGCTAGATCACGAACAACATACTGCTCAGGCTTTTTGCCTTCACTTTCGTTTACAATTACCTTGACCAATTTACTAGGATCTATATAAAACCATTTTTGTGTTTCTGGATCTCTAATAAAAAATGCATCACCATACTTGAAAGTATTGCGTACTATACGAAAAAATCTTGTGTCAAATTGTTGTACTTTAAACCATTGGTGTACATATTCTCTTAGTACTCGTATCTCTGAATTAGTAGCTTTATCTTTAAAACTGAGATGAAAGGTTGTGTTGTTTTCTTTATTTTTCTGTGTGCAAAATTCTGCTAGAATATCTAGTGCAGCATTAACTTCTGGATCCATATCCATAGTATCATACTGCATGTAACGTTCTATTCTATTGGGACTACCTACATAGATGTCTGGTAAGTAGCTACTGTAATTGCTACGAGCAGGACCAGCTTTGCTACCATTGCCTATTGGGCTATTAGAACCTGTAGAACTGGACGCAGGTGCTGGGGTGAAATATCTACGCCAACTCATCAATGTGCTCCGTGTAGGTTTCCACTGGCTGCTGATGCAACTGATTTAGTGGCTTTAATTTGATCTTTTATTAATGCACCATTTGTATTGTTCACTGCAATTAGTTTTTCCATAGCAGTATTTAATTTTTCTAAGGTTTTTACTACGTCGTCTAGGCTTTTTGCTTCAGCTTTATCACCAGATTTGCCACCAGTTTTATCCTTTTCTTCTTGAGCAGTTTTGGCTGCTGCTTGCCTTTTAAGTTTAGCTGTTTCAGCATCGTCGACACTGGTATCTTCTTTGCCTTTGACCTTGGGTAAAGCTTTGTCATCTTTTTTAGGTTCAGCTAAAATTGGCATGCCATTTGCACCAATTTTAGTTACTTTACCAAAAGATATTTTAGATCTATCCAAATCGTCACTTTGTTCTGTTTTAATATCTTCTGTGGTTCTTGCTGCTGTATCTTGATCACTATACTTGGGTTCAGGAGCCATGTTCTGTAACATTTGCTCACCAATAGCTTCATCTACTCCGCCAAACTCATCCATTACACTAGGTGGTTCTGGTAAGGATTTTTTTATATCGTCCATGATTTGATCTGTATTATCAGTAAAATCAGTACTGGAATCTGACAGACCACCAATTAAATCCCCCATTGATTCGTCGACTACTTTGGCTAGATTCTCATTGGCATCACTTAATTCTTGGGCAAGTATTTCATATTG